ATCGAACGCCGGGTGGCGTCGTTCGTAGAAGCTGCGCAACTCGTCGATTTGGGTAGCTCGAGGCATTTTTGGTTCCGGACTGTCCTAAGATAGTAAGTCAGTAGTGACTGACTTGCAAGGTCAAATCGATGCACCCGCGATCCTGCGCTCGCGCACCGGATGAGCGTATTCGGCGTAATAGCCCAGCGCGTCGGCCGGGTGTTCGACGCCCATCGACTTGTCCACGTCGCGCGAGCCGGGCTTGTAGATCGTCTGCTCGAGCGCGGAGATCAGGCCCTTGCAGCTCTGGTCGACGCGCAGCCTGATGGCGCCGTCGGCACTCAGCAGCAGACGGTTGACCGCATTGACGCGATCGGCGACCGCCGGGTGCTTGCGCTTGAACAGGATCTTCTTGAAGCCGGCCTGGCGCAGGATCTCGACGGAGCTCTCACCGCGGTCGTGGTTGCGGTTGGCGCCGGCGGGGTCGGGAAAGAACGTGACCTGGTTCTGCGTCTTCCAGAACCGGGACTGCATCTCGTCGGCGACCTCCTGGGTGTTGGAGCCGAACATGATCGCCTCGTCGACCACCCAGATCTCGCCATTGGGGCGCTGCTGCATGATGACCGACGACATCGGATCGATGTTGAAGTCCTGGCCGATGATGATCGGCAGGCGCGGGTCGAGCTCGTATTCGCCGACGTGCAGCCGGCGATCGAAGGCGTAGTAGACGCGGCCCGACATGGTGACGAAGGACGCCTCGTATTCCTGCTGGAAGGAACGCAGGTCCAGATCCCGGCGCGCGGCCGCGATTTCGCTCGGCGGAATGAACGGCGAGGTGATCGTCGGGAACTGCCAGCTTTTCCACTGGTTCTCGACGGTCTTGCCCTTTTCGTCCTCATAGGTCGCACCGCGCTGGCCATCGACATAGCGGTCGTAGAGCCAGTTGTAGGACTTCGGCGTGCCGATGATGATGACCCGGCCGCCGGTGGTCGACAGCGTCGGGCGCAGGACCTTGGTCCAGGTGTCTTCCTTGATGTCCTGGGCTTCGTCGATGACCAGGAAGTTGATGCCGACACCGCGCAGCGAATCCGGCTTGTCGGCGCCCTTCAGCTCGATGCGTGATCCGTTGATGAGCCGGATGGTCATCCGGGTCTCGTTGATCTTCTTCACGAAGCTCGGTGGCACCGACTCCTTGAGCGCATCCCAGAGAATGCCCCGGGCCATCTGATAGGTCGGGGCGACATACCAGACGAGCTGGTTGTTCTTTTCGGTGGCTGCCTTGACCAGCGACACGCGCGCGACCTGGGTCTTGCCCCAGCGTCGGCCGGCGACGATGACGCGAAAGCGCCGCCGATCGTGCAGGACCATCTTCTGGCCCTTGTGGACAAAGAGTTTGGGCACGCCGCTCATTTGACTTCGACCGGATCCTTGGCGAAGTTCTCGAGGATGCTGTCGATCTCGTCTTCGTCCTCCACGCCGTTGTTGCGGTGGAAGTCGACCAGGTCGTCGGCCGTCAGATCCTCGATCACCAGCTTGGGCAGGTCGTCAGGATCGACCACGTCGTCGGAGCGCAGGATGCGCAGCTTGGCGTCGGCGTTCTGCTCGACGATCTTCTGGAAGCGGTGAATGGCCTTGAGGTCGTCGTCGACGGAGGCAATGACGGCCTTGTTTGCCAGCGCCTCGCCGACCACCTTCTTGGCGATCTGCTTGGCGAGGTTCAGGTCCTTCATGGCGCTGACGCGGGTCTCCTCGATCCACTCCAGCCGCTTCTCGGAATAGCGCTCGAGAGAGGCAGCGACAGCTGCGCCCGCCACAGAGCCTACAGCGCTCTTGACGCCCTTGTTGATAGCAGCAGCCAGCTCATGCGCTCGGCTGCCCTTGGTGATGCCTTCCCGCTTGAACCAGCGCGACAGAGCTTGCCGGGTGATGTCGAACTTCTTCGACAGCTCAACCGTGCCCATGTGACCCAGCTCAAACAGCTCGCGGATTTCCGCCTTCTCGGCGTCAGTCAATCGCTTGACTTTCTTGTCCTCGAGCTCGTCTTCCTGGCCGGGAGTTTGTTCGTTTTCTTCGCTCATTCTCACACGCTATAAAGTCAGCACTGACTTACATGTTAACTTAAGGGCTCAAACCTGTCCATGTTTTGTATAGATATTAGTTTCTAGTAATTAGAAGTATCTAGTATCTATACAAAACAAGGCAGGGTTTACACGCGGTCCTCGCTGAACCAGTCGTAAGCAGATTTCGTTGGAACAAGCAGGATAGACATCCCGGCTCGCTCTTTGACTATGAAGCCATTAGCCTCAAGCGCATCAACGCTCATCCGGAGAGAACCGTATGCGCACTTGTAGGGCAAGGCGGCGTGCAGCTGGGTGACGTTCATGAACTCCCCTGCCCCGACCGTGCGCAACAGGATCGCCATGATGATCCGCTGCTTCTTGGTGCGCAGCGGCTTCACAGTCTGCTCCGATCGAGCGGCTCGTTGACGCCCTGCCAGTTGAAGGCATTGAGCGGCAGCGTCTCCGGCACGGAGCCCTTCTTGTCGGGGCACTTCCAGACGCCATACATCGGCGAGGCCAGGCACATCTGCTGGATGCCCTTGATCGCCTCTGTCACCGTCATGGCAGCGACCCGCTCCTGGCCACGCTCACGGTTGGCGCCGGTGTTCTCGAGCGCCGAGTTCTTGAGGTAGAAGGTCTTGGCCGCCTCCACGAGCTGCGAGCGCGCCGGCTCGGGCTTTGCCTCGATCTCGGCGACAATGGCCAGATAGTCCTGCGGGCTTGCCTCGAAGTGCGAGCGGAAGAACTTCAGCCCGGCTTCGAACTTGGAGGCGTTGAGCGGCGTGACGAACTGAAAACCCGCCTTCTGGCCGAAGACGTTGAACTTCGACATCGAGGACTGGATCTCCATGAAGGTGTTGCCCTCCATGCGTGAGACCAGGTTCATCATCCGGTAGCCGGCGCCGATGCCGCGATACATGGTGTCGACGACGAAGCGCGAGATCACCCGGAAGTTGGCGTTGACGTAGTTGGCGCGCAGCGTGTTGGTGACCTTGGTGTCCGAGCCGAGCTTCAGCTTCGGGAACACCATGTGGCGCTCCTTCAGCAGCAGCTTGGGCGACCCGGTGACCAGGACGCCGATCGTCTCGCCTTCCAGCGCCAGGCGCCAGAACCGCGGAGCAAAGGGCGTGCCCTCGGCCTTGTAGTGCAGGTCGTGCAGCAGATCCCAGTCAGCCTTCGAGCCGCGCTCGACCACCATGTGATCGGCAAGCGCGAAGCGAGGCTTGGGCGCAGAGTCGCGCTCGACGATGAAATCCTCTTCAGTCATTTTCCCACCAGTCGATGGCGCGCTGACAATGATCGGCGTGCATACGGTCTAGAAATCGACACAGCAGGCAGCCCCAGCGCTTCCCAGCGCGTCGGGCTTTGGCTGAGCGGTATGACAGCGTCTCGGAGGCTTCCCCGCCCAGGAGGGCGTTCAGGAGCGTCGAGAGCCCACACCAGATGCCATAGGCGTAGCGCTTCACCGCGCGAAATAGCGAAATAGCTAAATCCAGAAACAGCGAAAGCGCCCGCATGTCAGCCCTCGTAGAGAACGGCGCGCACCGCGCAGTCCTTCGCCTCGAGCAGCTTGCGCAGCGCGACCGTGCGCTCCGGGTTGGAGGGCAGCTTGTCGACGATGGTCTGGGCAAGCTCGCCAAAGGGCTGACTTACTGCGCGCAGGTGCTCCGGCAGGTGCTCGTATTTGAAGAACTGCAACATGCGGTCGGTCATTTGGCGGTCTCCAGGTCTACGCGCTGCTTGAAGCGCTTGATGATGGTCAGGGATGGGCCGAGCTCGTCCTTGAGGTCGGTGTGGGTTGTCGCGACCATCAGCGTCTTGCCGTTGGCGCGGGCGACCTTTTGCATGTTGAAGGCGACGGCCTTGGCGGTGACGCGGTCGAGCACGGCGCCGAACTCGTCAGCAATCCAGACCTGGGCGTCGCTCTCCATCAGCTTGGCGAGCTTCAGCCGGTAGCGCTGGCCGTCGGAGAGCTCGGAGGGCTTGCGGATGAAGATCCAGGCGTCGGAGATCCCGGCCTTGGCCAGGAGATCGATGGCGTGCGTGGTGGTCTGGCCGATCAGATCGATGACCGGACGTTCCGGGAACTCGATCTTGTTGAGGTCGGCGATCGTGACGCCCTGCTCGCTCATGGCGGCCGAGAGATCGCGCAGCAGCACGGACTTGCCCGAGCCGGACTGACCGTTGATGTAGACGACGTCGCCCTGGTCGATGTCGATTGCCAGGTTGTCGTAGATCACGAACTCCTTGTCGGTCAGGCCAAGGCCAAAGCCCTCGGCGATCTCAAGCACGCGCGGTGAGCGCTCGACCGAAGAGGTGAAGGCGCGGTTGATGACGTAGCGCATCAGGGTTCGGTTCCTTCAACCATCGCCTCGTCGGCGACTTTGAGCAGCCAGGCTTTGGTCGCCTCGAGGGCGCCGATGAACTTGAAGGCGGAATTGTCGACGTGATCGTCCTCGGGCATCACCGTCGAGGTGAAGAACCGCTTCTCGTTGCGGTCCCAGCCGATCAGGACGCAGCCGGACAGCTGGCCGGAGATGACATGACTCATGAACTCGGAGACCTGGCTGAGCGTGTCCTGGTCGACATGGACGTCATCGGGCAGCCCGGCCTGAACGATGGGCTCTGGCGGGGCTGCCTGTGGCTGCTCGACCGGCTTCCGGGTGCGCAGGGAGATGATCTTCTCGTCGCTCATGTAAGTCAGTCCTTACTGATCGCCGAGGGCGCGCGAAAGGAAGTCGATCAAGGCGTCGGCGCCCTTCTTGTCGCTGTAGCGGCCTTCGACCCTGCCCATCAGGCCGCGAATTTCGCGGGACTGGGCGATGGAGACCCGCTTGAAGCCGAGCGCATCGGCGACAGGGGCTGCGATGTCGTCTGCCTGTTCGGCAGCCTTGGCATTGTCAGCCTTCTGGGTCTCGACCGCGCCGGAGATGTCGTCGACGAACATGTCGGTGCTCATGGCGCCGAGATCCTCGACCGCGAACTCCAGCTCCTTGGCGTCGAAGCCGATCAGGTCGATCTCGAAGTCCTCGTCAGCCAGGCGCTGCAGTTCGCTCTGGATCAGCGCCATGTCGTAGTCGAGCGAGGTGACCCGGTTGTCGGACAGCCGCAGCGCATCAGCCTGAGCCTTGGTCAGATCCCGCCGGCAGATCACCGGCACCTTGGTCTTGCCCAGATGGATGGCTGCCAGCCGGCGGCCGTGCCCCGCGATGATCTCGCCATTGATCCAGACCACGATCGGCTGTGTCCAGCCGAAGGTCTCGATCGCCTTGGCAAGCTTCTCGACCTGCTCCTTGGGATGCTTCTTGGCGTTCGCCTCGTAAGGGACGATCTTGTCGATATCCCAGATTTCGATCTTGTGTTCGGGCTCAGTCGTCATTGATCATCCTCGCGTAAATATCCATCAGCTGGTCGTCGGAAAGCTCACGCGACCGCGAGCGCTCATCGAAAAACTCTCCGTTGTCGCAGGCACCGCAGATCGGGTTGCGGATCTTGCTCTTGCGCTTGCGGATGTAGAATTTGCAGGAGACGCAGTCGGCGAACTTGGGCTGGCTCATTCTTCGATTTCCAGCTCGTCGATGTCCTCGAGGCTGAAGTCGGCGCCCTGCCCTGCTGTGCCGGCCGGAATGAGTTGCGCGCCTAGCAGGAGCTGCACCAGGGCGTCGCCGGCGTTGGTCAGATCGTCCGAGCCGGTCAGGCCGTGGTGCTTCTGGGTCTGGGCGATGAGGGCTGTCAGGCGCTCTGCGTCACCGAGCGTGACCTTGTAGCGCATGATGGTGTGGGTCTTCGGCGCCTTGGCGGCCGGAACTTCTTCGTCTTTTTCCGCATCTTTGTCGAAGTTTTCCTCAATATCCAAGTCATCGAGTGCTATATTCGATGAAGAGAAAATATCAGCGAAGTCGGTTTCGGTATAAGGCAGGAACGTTTGAAGATCGGCGGCGCTATCCATTTCCTTGAGGAACTCTGCGAAGGCCAGTGTGTCGTCGACACCATAGCGCGCATTGTCAGCGACCGAGATTTCCTTGGCTTCCTTATCGGTAATAGTGCCAAGGTTCATGATCGCGACTTGGATCCCCTTCTTCTTGGAGATCTCCCAGCGGTGTTCACCGCCGATGATCTGCTTGGTGCCATCGGGCATGTCGCGCACGACGACGGGGCGGAAGAAGCCGAATCGATCGAGGGAAGCTTCGAGCTTGGCCTCGTTTTCGGGCGTCATGACGTTGGTGTTCCAGGGGTTTGGAACCAGTTCGGTTGGGTCGACGACCGCAAATTTCGCTTGTGACAAGGGCTATCCTCTAGTAAGTCAGTGCTGACTTACTACGTGCTGGACAGATAGGCAACAGGAAAAATCATGGCGACCATCAAATTGGCTCACAACGCGGTTGTCGCGAAACTTGTCGATGTTGACGAGAAGATCGAGAATACCGTGTCGGAGCTGTTGTCCTACATGGTCGACGGCGCCGACCAGACCTTCGCCTACAACCAGGGCGGCTGGGACGGCCGGTCGAGCTTCTACAAGTTCCAGACCCACTCCTTCCCCGCGGGCTTCGTTCACCTGGTGCATGGCGAGCTGACCCGGCTCGGGCACAAGGTGCTCTTGATCCGCAAGAACCACGCGATCCCGCTTGGGCCGGAAGATCCGATCGTCGACGAGTTCGGCAACGACAATCCCGACTACGACTTCCAGATGAAGGCGCTGCGCCAGGTCGAGAAGCACGGCCGCGGGATCATCCAGGTGGCCACCGGCGGCGGCAAGTCCAAGATCGCCAAGCTGATCATGGCCCGCTACCGGCGCATGACGCTGTTCCTGACCACCCGCGGTGTGCTGCTCTACCAGATGAAGGACCAGCTCGACGCGATCGGGCTCAACACCGGCCAGATCGGCGACGGCGAGAACAAGGTCGTGCGCGGTGTGAACCTCGGCATGGTGCAGACGCTTGTCCAGGCGCTGATCGAGCCGGACATCGATGCCGAGCACCGCGCCGTGGTGAAGTCGATCCACAAGTCCAAGAAAAAGGACAGCTCCCTCTCCTACGCCCAAATTCGCGAAATAGCTAAAGCGCGATTTGACGAAAAGACGAAAAAGCGAAATCAGGTCCTCAAAGTGCTGGAGATGATCGAGGTCGTCATCGGCGAGGAAGCGCACGAGGCAGGTGGAAATAGCTATTTCGAGATCCTGCGCCACTGCAAGAACGCGACGATCCGGGTCGCTTTGACCGCGACGCCGTTCATGCGCGACGGCGCTGAAGACAACATGCGCCTAATGGCGGCGTTCGGGCCGATCCTGATCAAGGTGTCGGAGGCGCTGCTGATCAAGCGCGGTATCCTGGCCAAGCCCTATTTCATGTTCGTCGACTCCAAGCCCCATCCGAAGCTCTATCGCACCTCGCCGTGGGAGCGTGCCCGGACGCTGGGCTATGTCGAGAACGAGAACATGTATGCCGACGCGGTCAGGCACGCCAAGATGGCTGCCTCGATCGGTCTGCCGACGCTCGCCCTGGTGACGCTCAAGGCGCATGGCGAGACGCTGCTGGAGAAATACAAGGCCGCCGGGCTGCGCGCGGTGTTCCTGAAGGGCGAGAACGACCAGGCCGAGCGCAAGCACTGGCTGGGGGCGCTGACCCGTGGCGAGATCGACGTGCTGTTCGGCACCACCATCCTCGATGTCGGCGTCGACGTGCCGGCGATCGTCCTGGTGCAGCTGATCGGCGGCGGCAAGGCCGAGGTTGCGATG